GGTCAAGGTAAGACCACCTTGGCGCGTATCTACGCGCGAGCGATGCTTTGTGAGAACCTGGATAGGAATGATCCGGAGCCCTGTAACCACTGTGAGAGTTGCACCTCTATCCTACATGATTCTTCGCTAGCATTCTCTGAACAGGATGCTGCTAGCCAGGGTGGTATTGATCAGATTCGGAGGATTGTAGACAGCCTACCCTTTACCGTCGTAGGGGCTGTGAAGCGCATCTACCTCTTTGACGAGTGCCATCGGATGAGCAAGGATGCCCAAGACGTCCTTCTAAAGCCCCTAGAAGAGCGAAAGATGATTGGGATGTTCTGCACTACGGAGCCTGAGAAGGTCCGTGGAGCTATCCGGTCCCGCTGTGAGGAGTACGGCATTCGCAAGGTAACCCGCGACGACGTTCTGGTCAGGATGAAGTACATCCTAGAATCCGAGAAGGTCGAATACGAGGATGATGGGGTACTGACAGTCATCGACTACGCCGGGGGTCATGTCCGTGATGTGGTGAGCCGGCTTGAGATGATTGCCCAGGTGGGTCCTATCACGTTGGACAACGTCCGAGAACACCTCAACCTGTCGGTGGTATCGCTCTACTACCAGATCCTCCTCAACCTAACGTCGAACACCAAGAAGGCCCTTCAGCTCGTGGACCAGGCTTGTGAGCGAGTGACCGCTGAGGAGGTGGCCTCAGGGATCTCCGAGGCGGCCATGAACGCATTCAGGTTAGCCAATGGGATGGGGGCTGACTTCGCGTTCACGGATACTACTCTGGCCACCGAGGTCTACAAGCTCTACGGAGTCGAGTTGATCAAGATTGCAAGCCACTTCCTTCGGTCCAGGTTCGTCACTCAAGTCAGTCTGATCTGTGATGTGACCACCCTGGCCTACTCAGGGGCTAAGGGTTCTTTCGTTTCGCAACAACCCGTGGCTTTGGCTCCGGTGATACAGGTATCCGCCTCTCCGACGGTGCCTCAAAGACAGGATGTAGTCGAACCCAAACCTGCTCCCGTGGTTGCTCATAAACCTCCGGCACCACCCCCAACCCCAGAGGTCCAGTCCAGTCCGAATCATAGCAGTGACGACACAATCGGTAACCTTGGCTCTACTGACCCAGAAGCTCTGACCATCTACGACTCTCATGTGATCCAAGAAGGGAACTCAGGGAAAAAGCGGAAGCCAACCCAGATCTTGTTCGATGTCACTACATCGAGCGATAGGGACTTGATTGATCACGAGGGTTGGCGTCGAGGGTTCACTGAACTCTGGAGTAGAGGGGGAAATGCCTGAGTGGGTTGTACTTGAACTTAGCCCTCAAGGTGAGGATGAAGACCCGGAAGTCCTACGTAAGGCTATTGGGAAAGCGGTCAAAAACGTCAAAGACGTTTTTGTTCCTGCCTCCATCATCACGCGCGGTCATACCCGATCTGTCTACAAGCTAGTCGAGAACTACATCTTCGTTCGGCGCACCCAACTGGATCAAGTGTACTTCAAGTTGGAGGGATCCAAGTATGTTGCTACGGTCCTAACTGTACTCGAACGTAGAATCCGTAAGATATCTTCGGTCCCCGAGAGTTCCATCGAACAGATGCGTCGTCAGCTTCATGTGGAGACCGAGCAGGGTATCGAGGTTGGGGATGAGGTTCTTGTCATGAGCGGGGCCTACAGTGGCATCAACGGGAAGGTGATTGAGAACATCCCGGAAAACAACTCAGTTCAGGTTTTCATCAAGCTCAGGTCGAAGCAAGCGCTTCTTACCCTCCCTCGCAGCTTCTTGAAGTTCGTCTCGAAAGAGACTGAGGATCAGCAGTACAACTCGCCGTTCCTGACCAAACTGACTCGCATTCGTCAGTGGATTGATCGGGCAGTACACCCTGTTCGGGCACTAGTTCCGCCAAGGCGCCCTTTGGAGCTAAAGTACCACAGGTACTTGCTGATTGAGTCCTGGTTGAGTACTTTCAGGAGAGCCAGAAAGCTACTAGTAGACCCCCCATCACCCATGGACTTCGCGGGTGCCGACGGGGAACCCTTGATGCGCAAGTTTCTTCGAGTTCAGCATTTGAACTCGTTCATCAATAGGTCAGGTTTTCTGTTCTACCTACCTATGATCAAGCTCCCAGATGTTGACCGTTTGTCTAGTAAGTCATCTGATCTGGACACCCTCAACGACTTCATTCACCGATTCTCTATTATTCACAGTGATTGTGAGCGACTAGAGAGGTCCATACCAGATTGGAACCCAGATATGGCTAACAACATCATATTCGACGGGCACAACCTAGCCTACAGAGTAGTCAACGCGCTGAGAAACATCCCTGACCAATTAACGGACAGTGAGGGTCGGTCCACCGCATTGGTATTTGGTGTCCTACGGAGCCTAGCAGCCTTCAAGAAGCGTTTTGAGCGTGCCCAGCTATACGTGGTGTGGGATGGCTCAAAACAGCGTAGAACCAAGATGTACCCGGACTACAAGGCTGGTAGACCAGAGCATAGTCAAGACACCTACTCTGAGATGTCCCGACTCCAGGCGATGCTTCCACTGTTTGGGATCTCACAAGTCCACAACCCAGAGGAAGAGACCGATGATATCATCGCTTGCCTGCTGAAAAACAAGCTTAGTGGTAAGCGCAACATCATCGTTTCGACTGACCGTGACTTCTTACAGTTGGTTACATATACTGACTTACTTTTAGTACCTAAGCAAGGATCTCGCCCTGAGACCCTTTACGACCCCGATAAGGTTGTGGCAGAGTACGGGGTCCCCCCACGGCTGATGGTTCACCTTCGAGCGCTCTCGGGTGACACCTCGGACAACCTACCAGGAGTACCCAGGGTCCCAAGAAAGATTCTGGCTGCTCTATTGAATACCCACGGGTCTATCAACGGCATCTACGCTTCCAGTTTGGCAGGAGTCACCAAGACGCAATACGAGAAAATCAGGGCTTTCGAGAAACAAGCCAGGCTTAATGTGGAACTAATGGCTCTTCTCACAGATCTTGACTATGAGGTTCGGGAAGCGGCTCCCAACTTCGATGCCGCGTTTGAGGCCCTGAAGCAGTGTTCCATTCAGCCTGAGACTCTGATCTCCACGTTTTTCCAGCCCCCCATGGGTACTGGATTCGCAAAGACTAGTTGAGGTACTATGAGCAGCACTGGTTATGTAATCTCGGTAGACCCCTCGGAAATGGCGAACCGATTTGCATCTCCAGAGCCTCTGATTGATGACCCTATCGAGGAGGTAGACGAGGCGAAGGTCGAGTCGATCCTCTCCTCGTTGCACTTCGAGACTCAGGTCAAGCCCTTATTGGATAGAATACCGGATCGTGAAGCTGACTTGATCGAGCTTTACTACATCCGAAAGAAGCGCCAGGCGGACATAGCTGAGATCTTTGACGTTACCCAAGCCGCAATCAGCTACCGATTGGATAGAGGCCTGCAAAGGATCAAGTTTCTACTGTCAATACCTCAGATCACTGAGGTAGAGATGCGTGGTAATCTGCCATACGTACCACTTAAGCCCATCGATGTGGACATTCTAGTTGGTATGTGGAAGACCACTTGTCAAAGTGAAGTCGCGACTCAGCTAGGTCTCACCCAAGGTAGGGTAAGACATCGTTTTTTTGGGGCCGTGAAGTTGCTTGAGCGTAAAGCTGCGGACGACCTGAGTTTCGAACCTCTGTTCAAGGTATTTTCCTCTATAGCGAGTAAAAACTTCAACATACTTAGGGCCGTCAAACTACCCCAATGGGAAAATCGTGGGGGCGACGAGTTGTCAGGGTTGTGATTCGATTGAGCTTTTACTTGTACGCCCGGCAGTTAGAGGACTGCCGTGCCACTCGTACAGAACCTCCGATTTTACGACTACCAATTCGAGTACTCAGTCCCAGCCGGAAAGTGGCTGTGGACTACCCGAGTTGATGTCTCTCAGTCTGTCCCGTCCTACCAAGTTCGGGATATCAAGTCACCTTATGGGTTGCTGAGGGACTCAATCCCTATCCCTGGTGACGTGATTCAAGCGATGGCGGGTAGCATCGTCGAGCTAAGGTCAAACTTTGCTCCGAGCATACTCATCGGGCCTCCGAACTCATTGGTCTTCGAGGTAGACGAAGGTCGTGGTTACTCCACACCTCAAACCGTACTCCTCACCAACAACGGAGTTTATGGCTCCATACTTGGGGCTAGCCTGACCTCCTCAGCCCCCTTCGTCAAGGTGAGCCCTTCGAGTGTTGGGGGTTTGGCGGTCAACGAGAGTGGGGACTTTACGGTTGAAGTGGACTCAACCAACCTGCTGGCTTCCAATAGTCCCTACAACGAAACTGTTGCAGTTCAGGACCCAACAGCTACGAACAACCCTCGAACCTTACCTGTCCTGATCAATGTGCGCCCCAGGGCCTTGATCTCCTCAAGCACCGTTCTGCTTGTATTCAATGTAGTCCGCCCCCTTAGTGGTCCTTTCCCTCAGGTACCGACTCAAGACTTCACCGTCGGGAACTCGGGACCCTTGGGTTCCGTCCTTGAGTACGACATAAGGGCACTCACCGGACTCTGTGGGGGGTGGCTGCGAAGCTGGTTGCCAGCAGAGGGGGTTCTTCAGGCCGGTGAGGGTGAGGTGATCACCGTCACGGTGCAACCACAAGAAGGCACCCTGCAAGGGACTTACTCAGAAAAGCTGCGCGTTATTGGGTATAGCTCCAACAACTACGTAGACGTTGAGATTCGTCTTGTAATCACGTGAGGGTAGAATGTCAGACCTAGATTTCGACATCAGCACGTTCGAGGTTCAACCCTCAACCGGTTTGGATTGCTTCTTGGCACGTAACGCCACGATGGTAACTCCTCTCCGAAAGAAGGTGGCTTCCATTCAGGATCTGAGTTCGTTCGTTCGCCTTTCTGCAGATGAGTTGGTTCACAAGTCCACTAAAGACCTCTGGACTATTCGTCGGCAGGGTGACGGTGGGCTCTTTGTTGAGAGAACCTTTGACGACACCGGGGCGCCTCTGAAGGCCTAAATGGAGGAACCCTTGAATAACCGTGAAAAGGTCAAGGTAATCGTTGCTAGGGAGGAGAACCTACCCCTGGCACCACCGATGCAGAAACCGGAAGGTCTTATCGGTGATGGCGCCAAGCGAGCGATCCCTCAAGGGCACCAGTACAATCCGCGCGCTCTGAGGCCTTTGGCTCGAACGCTGTTCGCGGCCTCGGTTGCTCTTGGTCACAGCATCACGGCTTACAAGGAGTTCGCACGTATCAAGTCTTCGAGTATCTCCCCAGATGGGATGCTTGGCGGCAAGGGTTACGTGATGAAGGTGAAGGACGTTCGGTCCCACCTGCAGCAGGCCACTGAGTTGCTGTCAACGATCACCGATACCCTACACGACGAGCTTCATGCTCCTCATTGGCAGCCAGAAATCAAGTCACTTGATGGTTTCGAGGGTATTGAGGAACTCATTGAGGAGTCTGATGAGGTCCTGGAGGACCCTGAGCAGTTTGGGGATGATGAGGTCGATGAGGTTGAGAAGTCCGCCCCTAAGACCAAGAACATGACCGACCGGATTCAGGACAAGGAGAACGAAGAGGCCAACGCTTCTCGTATCCCCGGAGGTGGGGCACCTGAGACAAGCGAACCTACCCCTGCGGGTGATGTTTTCAAGACCAAGCAGGCTAGGGATTGGAAGGCCCCATTCATTCAGCGGGCCGCCAACTCGACTCTCCCAGTCAACACCCTCCCTGGTCCTCGTGTGGATCACCTAGACCGTGGCGAGCAGACAGGCCCAGACGGGTCTTACAACAAAGATGAACCCCTAGTGCAGGATGACTGGGGCAAGTCTGAAGGCGTTGGGGACGAGTACATCTACACAACCCCTTGGGAGAACGATACGAGTCGGGCGGCTGGGTCTGAGTTGGTTTGGGGCAACTCTGCCTTACCCTCGGACGATGACACTCGTACTGAGGGTCGGGATTTTGGTCTAGGTTATGGAGCGAAGGGTGAGGGATCCGAGGGCTACGGGACCAAGAACCCTGATGGGCGTGGGGTTTGGGGTCCACAAAGTGGTCTTCCACAGGACCCAGGTGGGGCTATGCGCGACCCTGATGGTACCGGATCTATCCCCTTTGACGACAAGATATCCCCGGCCAATGCTTGGGCTTCGATAGCCGAATCAGGGCTCCCTTTTGATGGTCCGGATGCTGTCGCACGATCTGATTACTTTGACGGCCTCAAAGGGAATCAGTTCAATGTGCATCACCATGGTACCGCTGAGCTACCAGACACAGACCCCCATCTTATGGGGACCCCGATAACTCCTCGACCCTCGCACAACTTCGAGCACATGTTCTCGGAGTCTGAGATGCCAGGTGATGGTGGCGTCACCTACAACCACTACAGGGACCTCACTCCCAACGAGAGTCAGAGCTTCGAACGACAAGACGTCCCCTACATCAAGTGGAAGTCTGATGCTCACGACTATCGTAATGACCAGCAAGATCTCTACCGAGAAGACTACCACTGAAGGAAATTGAAATGGCTGATTTGGGTGACATCTCTGGTTTTCTCAAGGAAGGCGCAGTCAACAACCTTGAGTGGCTTGACGTCAACGAGGAAGACTATCGGAAGCTCTCCGACCTTCCGAAGCAGAACCTTGACTTTGCTCCTGACCTTGAGGCGGCTTGGAGCCATGAGGGGGCAGCTCCGTCGACCTACCTGGTACCAAACAAGGATGTCCCACGTACGATGGGGGACCTGAGTGAGATCCATGGGAAGTTGGCTTCAGATGAGATCCTTCAGCGGGTTACCAAGGTAGCTCGTTTGGCACTCATGCAATCGACGGATCCAGCGAGATTCAACGATGCCCTGAAGACCCGGTTCGATCCGTGGACCCTTCAAACAGCCAGATCCTTACTCGCATCCATCCTTCAGGAACGCGGGCTCCTCGGGCGTTACTACATCGATGCGAGTGACTTCCCCAATTGCTCAAAGAAAGCGAGCAGGGGTGAATCAGACTTCGTTAAGCGTAACGCAGGTAGCGCACGATTCCTTTTGGCCAAGGATCAGTGCCTCGATTGTGTCCACAATGCGAAGTCCACGTGCTCAGTATTTCACAAGGAGATCGTCCTCAAGGTCCCCTACTCGGATGAGCTTGCAAGCGCGGTAGAGCGCGGGCAGTGTGCCTGCGGGAAACAGGTTCAAGCTTCTAGTCAAGACCCGCGTGAGAGGATCAAGGCGGCTTACCTTGCGGGTGACGTGCGAGTAGCGGGTCCAGTCGGGACTCCTAAGCCCGTCGTGAACCCAGTCCACCAGCTCAAGGCTACCGTTGAGCCTCCCAAGGTTCATCTCCCAGTGCTAGCTACTCAGAGCCAACAGAACCTGGCGGAGCAACTCGCTTGGGCACCTCCGGTTGAGGGTAGGGTTGCTGGGATACTCAAGGATGCCTCAGGCAAGAAGGCGTTCGATGTTTGTGCATTCCTGAGAAGGGAGATGCTCAAGGGTCGGAGTGAGACAGAGTTACTTCATGCCCTCAAGCTGTCCTTCTCATTGGATGATTTGCGTGCCACTCGTAGCTCTTGGGAGCCTGTTTACAACGAAGCAGGGTTGTACGGGACTGTCTACTCAACTCAGGAGTCCTTCGACAATTGCCACGAGGGTGCTGACTTCATTGCGAAGCACAACCATCAGATCAAAGGCATTGTTGCTAGCTCGAAGTGCACCACTTGTATTCATAGCAAGCTGAGTCGATGCTTGGTCTACGGGAAGCCTCTTGTAGCCAAAGCGGAAGACCTCTACACGGAAGACACTATTCGTCAGGCGCTATGGGACTACAAGCAAGCCGGTCGCCTTGGGGCTGGTTCAGAGTCCTACCAGTGGGGTGCAACTCCGGTAGAGGCCCTCAAGAAGATCTATCGAACGGCTTCAGCTTCGAACCCCCAAGCTCACATTCCAATGCGTGCCTATGTAGAGCAAGCATTCCGCGGGGAACGCTCTGGGCATATCACCTCCGGACTTGTCAAGCGTGAGATCGTCAGGACAGCTTCCAAGTTCCTGAACGAGGGCTTGTATGGGTCCCAACTACTTAGCGCCTTGAGTAGCAGGTTCGAGCCTCGGGACATCTTGGCTGCCCAGGGTGAGCTGAAAGAAGCCATGCGAGAGCAAGGGCTACAAGGGATCTACTACATTGATCCTACGATCTATGGGGATTACGCCAAAGGTTGTGACGAAGGTGCACGCCTTCATCGGGCACGGCAAGTCCCTTACGTGAAGCTAGGGTCGAAGTGTGCCACTTGTGTCCTCCAGCGCCACCCTGGGTTCTGTTCGAAGTACGCCAAACATCTCGTGATTGACCCGCCTTATGCAGACAAGGCGGCTCAGCAAAGGGAGATGTTAGCGTCGGGTCCAGCTACTGAGATCTCTTTGGGTAGCTTGATGATCCACAACCCATCGTCGGTTGCAGACCTAGTTCAAATGAAGTCAGGTATGGACTTCGACTTGAATCCAACCCCTGAGAAGGCCCCTACGATCTCCGTGGAGTTGGGTGGGGCTACTATTGACCTATGAACTCCAACGACCAGACCTCGGTTGATACCTTGATCCTTAGGGTGGCAGCTCGTTTCGTACGAGCTGACCAATCACCTGGGATGCGCAAGGAGGTCAAGGACCTGACGGAGCCTGTCAATCGCCTCAAAGGAATTGATCGGCAGCTTGCGCGTGACCATGGTCAGTCAATGGGACAGGGTATCGAGGATACGGTCAAACCTCAGCGTCGGGATATTCGACCCGAGGATGTGTTCCATCCAAAACCGGATCAGGTTGGGGTTCTGAACCTAGCCGAGACGGGTAAGGATCTAAGTAAGGCCATTCGAACTCAAGTCCCGAAGGACAAGGGTTACGACGTGGTCAACAACCTATCCCAGTACCTCATTGAAACCCAAGGTGGCGGTGGAGCTGCTCCGGTTCAGTGATCAGGGTGCCCTATGCCAGATGAAGAACTCGACCTAGATACAGAGGAACTTTCGCACGAGGAAATACTAGAAGCCGCCACTTCGATTCTCCCGTTGCACGATGTAGGTCCATTTGAGGGTGAGACGGGGATCGTCAAGAGGGGTCCAGGTCGGCCTCGAAAGATCGAGAAGCGCCCCGGGCGCCTCGATCTAGAGTATCACGCCAAGATGGCTGTTGAGAGACAGAAGTTCGTTGATACGGATCCTCTCGTTGGCCTCATCGAAAGCAACCCCAATGATACCTTGGCACTACTTCATCGAGTGAAGCTCGATGTGGCGCGAGAGGCAGCATCCCTACAGTTCCAAAGGATTGAGTGCGAGAAGTACGGTAAGGATTCCTCTGCGATCTCTATCAAGAGGGTTAAGGCCCTGGAAGAGATCGCCAAGATCGAGTTGAAACTTCGTCAAGTAGACCAGGATTCCATCAACCTGCACAGCGAGAAGATGCAGAAGATCTTCGCGATGTGGGTTGAGATTATGCGTGAAGTAGCCTTGGAGGTTCTGCCACCCGAGCTTCTGGACATGTTCTTCAATCGGTTCGCTACTGAGATGCAGGACTGGGAAGAAAAAGCTCAGAACAACTTGAGGTAGTCGTGGCAACCAAGGAGACTAACAAATCTCTGGGTATCTCGCACCTAATCCGGAGTGCCGGGCATCAGGCAAAGAGTATCCTTGAGAACACTTCGCAGGCTGAAGATCGTGGTGATCTCAGCGAGATTGCTCATGATGGTCGGCGTATCAAGATCTTCAGTGTTCTGCAATACGCAGAGTCAACCTGGGGTCTAGGGATGAAGCTGTACCCGGTACAGCGGTTCATCGTCAAGCTGTACTATCATATCCCGTTGGATGACACTGAAAAGACCATTGTCATCCCTGACATGTTCAAAACGAAGGTGCTCTACCGCTTCACAGAGGTCGAGTACTTGCGCTACTTGTTCAGCGAGGGTCGTTGCAACATTGGGGGGCAAGACCACGTTCGCAGGCAGTTGGTACTAGCCATTGGGCGCCGGTCGGGGAAGACCACCCTATCAGCTATCTTCGCCAGTTACGAGTTGTACCGACTGATCTCCCTCGGTAACCCTCAGGAGTACTACGGGCTCCCGAACGGCAACAGGATCCAGATCATCTCAGTCGCTACTGACAAGGACCAAGCGGGTCTCCTCTTTAGCGATGTGACCTCGCACATGTCGAAGTGTGAGTTCTTCCAGCCTTACATCGCTAACAACACCCTCAGCTACGTTCAGTTCCGGACCCCCTATGACATCGAGAGGTTCGGCCCTACGGTCAGGCATGAGAACGGAAAGTTCACCTCCTTTAATGGTAAGGCCTCGCTGAGGGTCACCTTCAAGGCGTCCGTGTCCAAGGGCCTCCGTGGCTCGGGTAACATCGTCATCATTCTCGACGAGCTGGCCCACTTCCAAGACAAGGGTGTCAGCTCTGCCAAGGACATCTACGACGCGATCACTCCGTCAGCTTTGGCGTTCTCCCACAAGGACCCCGAGACGAATGAGCCGATTGGTCCTGTTGAGAGTAGGATCATCTCGATCTCATCGCCCTTGAATCGGGCTGGTAAGTTCTACGAACTCTTCCACTTCGCCATGTCGAAGGCAGAGGGTTCGGAGAACCTATTGGCGATCCAAGCTCCGACTTGGGAGGTCTACAGGGATTGCGACCCGACCTTCCTCAAAGAGAAGTTCCACGAGGACCCAACCGTTTTCATGACGGAGTATGGGGCTCAGTTCTCGGATCGAGTGCGCGGTTGGGTTGAGCGCGAGGATGACCTCCTAGCCTGTATCAAGGCTGAGCGTCAGCCTATCCTAGCTGGTCGCCCTCGTAGCCCCCATCAGATGGGGATTGACGTCGGACTCATTGGTGATGGTACCGCTATCTGTATCACCCATGCAGATGGGGATAGGATTGTCCAGGACTACCACGAGGTCTGGTATGCGGGAGTCCCATGGAAGGATTCCAATCCCCACCTTCAATCTCCATTGGTTGACTACGCGAAGATCATTGAGACCGTAGAACGCCTAGACTTTGATGCTATCGCAGATTGGATCTACGTAGTCTGCAAGAAATTCTACATCACTGAGGGGTTGTTTGACCGTTGGAATGG